ACCCACTCATTGAATTAGAGAAAGCATTAGTTATGTCTTCGATAACTCCTTACTCTTTCCGTGAATTTAACAAGAATTTTGTTATTGGTCGTGCTCTATCTCTTCATAATGGGGTATATGATACCAGGGGAAAAGACTTCAATCTTCAAGTTGAATATACAGGCAGTGGTAATGAAGTTGCTCAGAAGAACAAATTATGGATGAATTTTGTATCTCACCTAAGACGTATTGAATTCAGAAGTGGTGGTATTTCTCTACAAATTTAATAATTTAATAATTAAGTATTTAAAATTAAATCTTTATCTATAATATATTATAATGGCTAAAATCAGTGTTTATGGTATAGAAGCAAAAGCAGGAACAACAGAATATAATAAACAATATTATATGTTAAAAACAGGTAAAACAGATTCAACCGTTAGAAGATATATTAAAGCAAAAGATAAACCAATCATAATACAAAAACTATATAATGAAGAAATTTTAAAAGATGAAAGTGATTTAGATAAAAAAAAAGACGAAATAGACCCATATGGAATAATAAAAGAAACTGATACATATATATTTTATCGAAACAAAGTTTGGTCAAAAACTAGAGACCGATATTTATTAACTGTTAAGTTTTATCAAAAATACAACTCATATTGCTGTCCAGTTGTCTTCGAATCAAAAAAACCACAATTAGTCATTTTAAATGACATTTAGTTTTTAAATTTTTAATTTAAAATTTTATTATATATTATATTATATACATAAAATGAGCAACCAACATTTAGAAATTGTGCCCTCAAATGTTACTTCTGACGGAACGATATCGTTCTCTAATGGTCAGCCAGTAATTCAATTTATTATTGGAGAACAAAACCGTCATTTACTTGGACAGACTATCCGCCTTGTCGGAAACTTTTCTGTCCTATCTGATACTGGTTCCGCTGGTTCTGCTAATGCTGAACTTAGCCTTGATGGAAGAACTGGTATTTATTCAACTATTGACCAACTTGTTATAAAATCTCAATCTACAAATCAGACAATAGAGCATATTCGTAACTACAATCGTATGATGTCAAGTATGATTAATGCTACACACGATTTGGGTGATGGTATGTCTTGTGATAATGCCAAGGCATTAAGCGTTCTTAATAGCAAGGCAGTAAAAGATGCAATTGTTGATAATGAGGCTAATCTTGGAACTGGAAGCAGTTTTTCGATTGAACTTCCTAGTGGATTATTTCTCGGAACTGGTCCAATCCCTCTTGCTAAGGATTGGGGACTTGGTGGTCTTCTTATCGAGGTTCATCTCGCAAGTGATAATAACGTATTGTATTCTACTGATGGTGATGGAACTAAAATCTCCAACGCATTTTATGAATACAAAAATCTTGCTTTGACTTGTGAAGTACAGACACCAACGCCTGATGATTTGTCTCGCCTTCAACAGATGGGTCCCAAGGGTTCAACGTTTGAATACAATTCGATTTCGAGTTACTACACAACGATTGCCAGTTCTAACGCAATCATTAATTTCTCTCTTGGATTATCGAGAGTTCTTAGTGTATTCTGTAACTTTATAACATCAAGCCATATTAACAATCGTGGATATAATGGTATGAGTACTTGGTATCCTACAAATTCTGATAATACTGTTGCCTTCGTAAAACAACTTGTTTTTACTCGTGGTGGTGAGCGTCTCCCATTAGAATATAATATTGATACTGTTCAGTCTCGTGATTCGGACAACGAATACCCTGATGCACAGATTATCAGAAATTATGTTAATGCGATTCAGGCATTCCCCAAGAATATCAAGAATCAGATGAAGCCAGAAAATATGGTTCTAACTGATATTGGACCACTAACTGATGCAGGATATCAAAAATATATTGATGGTGGTGCTGGCGTTGGTGTTGGTGTTGCTTTTGATACTATCTCCAACCAGGGAATTGATTTTTCTACAACTAATTTTGGAATTAATATGGATTTAAATCTCATTACTGATAATCCTCAATCTGTTTATATGTTTGTTCATTCTAAACAGACTTTAGTCTTTAATCAACAGGGTATCCAGATTATTAACTAATTAATTAAATAAAGTCGCTTTTAAAATTTTTTATTTATAATTTTATTATATATATATTATATATAACAAAATGGACGACACAAATCCTGCTACTCAAACCTCTTCTGCATCTCTTGATGCATCTACTCCAGCCGGTGGATTAAAGGGCACTCAAATCCCAGACCTTATGAAAATTGGTTCTGCTCCCGTAAATACTGTTATGGATGTGGAATCTGATATTCTTGAGCCTGTGGTTTTTTCGGAATCTTTTGCCCGATTTCGCCTTCAGAATAAGGGTATCCTACACAGTAATTCGAAATTTACTTTTTCCGTTGATGTATCTTCTGGTTCAGCCCAGAAATCATTTTTTCCTCTAAATGTTGGTGTTCATTCTTTAATTGAGCGTTGTGTATTAAAGTCTGGAACCAAAACAATTTGTGAGACCAGTGATTTTGGTCACTTTATGGCCTTCCGTTCAACCTTTATCAATCCCCAGCATAACAAACAGCGTGAATCAATCACCACTGGTCGTATGATGGCAAGAAAGTGGGAATATGATGATGGTGATGAAGTAAAATCAGGCTCTGGTGCTGGAACTGGTCAGAGTGATGTTAATGCTGATGCCTATACTCTTGACCTTGGAGTTGAAGTTGATAGATTTGACAAGGCAGAAGGGTCGCGTGAATATGACCTTCCTTACTACAATTATATGAATGGCTCTTCTTCTGCTTCTGGAATAAAAGAATCTCCAGTTTATCAGATAGCATTAAATGACCTTTTCCCATTCCTAAAAATGAATCAACTTCCTTGCTATATGTTTAAGGAAGAATTAGATATTGAATTATATTTTGCGGATGAAACTAAAAGGGCTTGTTCGGAGAATGCATCAGCAGTATCATTCAAACTCGACCGTAATGAATGCAAGATGGTTGCTGATTATATTTACTATCCAACAGAAATGATGACGGCTTATGCTGAACAGAATAGCCAAATGAGTTTTACGTATGTTGATTATCGTCTTGTTAAGCAGACAGTTGTTGCTGACGGCTCAGATGCCAATACAATAATTCTAAATCTTGGAGGTGCTGGACGAGTTGTTAATAAACTATTTTTTGGTTTAGAACAAGCCAAGACAAATCCAGAAAGGAGTATTTGTAATGTATATACTGCCACAGGAACACAGACAGCCAGAGATGGCACCAGTTCGGCAAATGTTGGTATAATATCTCATAACGTAAGATACAACGATAATTTCTTATATCCAGTGGATATTAAGAATCAGGCACGTCTATACAGTAACCTTGAATTGGCAGAAGCATCTAAACCCTACATTTCTAAGGATGAATACAGTGGCGAGCAAGATTTAGTTACTGCCAATAAAGTTTGCGGTTATGCACTTGATACGGAAATCAGTATTACGGACGGAACTAATGTTATTGCTGGTAAATCCTTCTGGACTGAGGATAGACTCAATAGAAACGAAAGAGTCAATAGCCGTGGAATTGAATTATATCAGACGTGGGGTCTCCTTCCTACCGCTACATACACATTCCGTTGCTGGCTTGAAGTCGTGAAAATGGCAATATTGGAAGATGGTGTCCTTACTCCAGTTTTTGCTTAAATAAATAATTGGTTCAGCAATCCAACTGAATTTATTATATTTAACTTAAACTTATTTATTTTTAATTTATATTTTTTTAGTATATATAAATTATATTATATATATTAATAAACTTAATGAGTTACGTTGATACTTATATTTTAGAAGCAAACAGAGTTCAATCACAACAGTATAATGATGAAGAAGATACAAGCATTTGGACAAACACTGTTAGTGATGGATTAAAATTAAATGTTGGAGATAAGATATCTTTATCATCTGCATTTATATCAGACCTTGGGGCCGAAGATTCAACAATTGAATTCAAAGGTGAAGTTATACAAAATGAACAAAAATTTATTGTATCAAAAATCCAAGATTTTAAACCAGATACAGACGCTTTTGCTATAAGATTAAAGACAGCACCACGACCAAATTTAGTGACACAATTAATATCTGCTTCAGAAGTAACAATTAATAATATTAGAGATAATGAGGCAAATATTGTTATATCATATTATAAAACAAATAATGGAGAGTATATGATTAATCTTCCTTTTTATGCTCATCCAGCCCAAACAGAAACAACACCCGATAAAACGGCTTGGACACAAATAAGACAAAATCACCAATATGCAAATATTTTAAATAGTTCAGTCCCAAGAGAAGCATCACATATGCCGTTAAAATGTAATGCTTCACATTTATTTGGAGAAGATTATGTTATAGACCCAGAAAATAAATATGGCGGATTAATAATTGATAATTCAAGATATATGATATTTGCTCAAACAGAAACTCAAGTAAATTATGATACAGATTCAACAACTGATGAAAATAATATTCCTTTTAGAGATATTAATGGATACAGAAATTATTATTCTAGATATCGTGAATTGCTAAAATTAAAAGTTCCTATTGGTTTTAATTCTCCATCAGAAATATCAAATGTTATATCGGAACAATTATCAGAACAAACAAAATTAAAAAATAAAACAATTGATTTTTATAGTGCATCAACAACATCAGTATTAAAAACACCGGTTGGTTCATATAATGAAACAAAAACAAATAAGTTATTTAATTGTCAAAACTTCACAGGAACAAAATTATCAACAGCAGAAAAATATTATGGGAATGGCACAACAACAGCAACAAAGCCAACTCATTATGGACAAGAAATTCGTGATTATAATTCAGGATATCAATATATGGGAATCAAAAGACCAGAATTATATGAAGCAGGAGTTGAATTAAAAATGAGTGTTAATAATCAAGCAGAAGGTGGTGGTAGTGTCCAATTAGATACATCAATTAACATACCATTATTAAATATAGCAACAGATACTGGAGTTAATAATTGGTTAAGACTTCCGCGTGGTTCTCTCCAAAATCAAATTGGTTTATTTCCTCAAGAATCAGAAACGCCACCAACAACAAGATTCCCAAATTGGATAGCGGATACAACACCAGTTGATGATGCATTTATGCGTGATAATTTAAATCCTTACTTCACTGATTTTTTATCAGAAAATCCATTTAGAAAATGGAATGAACAAGCAACAGATGAATTGACAACACCATACACAGTAATTAATACAGGAATGGAATGGAATCAAGAAAATTTAAATAAGTTAAAAGATTTTTTTGAGAATCAATCAAGATATCCAGAATTATTTGATATGAACCACACAAATAATCAATTAGCATATAGAAAAAATGTAACTAATTATAAACAAATATATAATGGAGAAGATATCACAGTCGATACTCACCGTTTCCTTCATCTCCAAAGTGTTGATAATGATTTAATGCCAAAAGAACTCGGAGTTCATACAGACCCCAACGGCTCAGCAACAAGAATATTATCAGTTGTTGATGACCCAACACTAATTGGAGATACTGGAGTATATACAAGTTTTGGATATGATAATATCCCTTCAACATTTTCTTCAGGTGGTACAGCAAATGGAACAGTAAATACAAAAGATAAAGATTTCTCAAGTATGCCATTATTTGTTAAATATTTTGAAGAGTATAAAAATAACGGTTCAGGACAAACAAAAGAACAATTTGACCAGACATTATGGAATGATGGCTCGAATGTACCATATAGACCAGCAAGTGCATCAGATGTTAAGGGTGACAATTTGTGGGGTGGATTTGCTATTAGGTCAAAATCAAGTTGTTGCGTTGTTCCTGTAAAAGGATTAAATCCAACATTCCCAGAATTCAGAGAGTATCAATATGTAACAACTGCTGATGAAATGGAGGTTGTTAAATCATATAATCCAGAACAAGAAGTATTTAATTTTGTAACAGATGCTGGTTATGCGGATAAATTTGGTTCCGGTTCAGCAACTTATCAATATCAAAAGAGTGTTTATGATACAATAAGTTTTATAGCACAGGTTCCTTGGTCTTATTTAGAAAATCAAGATATATTTACTCAAATAGATGCTTCAGGAGATTATCAACCAACTGCTGTTCCTGTCTCAAGGTCAATCCCAACATTATATAAAATTGATTATTATGGAAGTTGGTTATCACAAACAGTTGGAACTAGAGAATTGCCAATTCAACGATTAATGCCAGTAACAACAAGAAGAATAGGATATGATAATCATCCAACGGCTTATGGTAATGCTTATATTGGATTATATAACGGTCTTGCTGGGGCAGGAGGAATGTCATATAATGGGGAATATATTAATGCTATTAATCAGCAACCAAGATTGGATATAAGAGACGCAACCGCAATAATTCATAATTCTGTTTCCTTAGACGCTGATAAATATCTTAATGAAGTATATTGTGGTGCATTAAATCCGTTATTTAGTTTTGACACAGTGACAAGTCGTTTTAGTATATCAGGACTTCATACCTCGGAGAAGATAACAGCAAAATGGAATGCGACTTGGCAAGTTGCTGGTGGTGACCCTTCAGCATCAAAGCAATCAGCAATAACAAGTGTCCCAGTTCCTGACAATTTAGGAAATCCAATTTATAAAGTAAATAAAATATTTGATTTTAGAAACTATTGCCCATCAATTAGTCCTTATTTTAATACAGTACCAGAAACAATTGACGGAACATCAGAAGAATTCCCAGTTGTTTATAATAATCCATATTGTAAGACTGGAACAATATTTGATATGACAAGTGGGATATTTTTAGAAGATTTTAAAATAGAAAAAGATAATTTTAAAAATAGTTTTTGGGGTATATGTGGCTTTACTTATAATGATTTAAATATAGAATCAACAGGAAATATTAATGTTAGAGTAACAACAGGACAATATGATAATACAAGACATTTAACAACTAATCAAAATGTTATAAATACAGATATTGGACAATTAGATGGTGTTGCCACTGGTGTTGCCAATTATAAAAATCAATATTCTTATCCAATTGTTCTTAATTATAAAAAAGAAGCACAAACAACACAAATCGAAACATTTGCCCCAGTTGAAGTTGAATCAGAATCATCTAAGATTGAAGCAACAAATCTCCCAGCAAAAACGTTAAGACCATATTTTACTATAAGAACGGATTTATTGACTGATTCATATTTTAATGGGGGACAAAATGAACCCAGTTTAATGCCAGTTGTTGCTGTGGTGGAGAAGTCATCACAATATGGAGATTTCTTTTATGGTCAAGGACAAATTGAATTTACTAATACATTCCCAAGAACAATAACACAAGTAACGACACAGATATGTGACCCTTCAGGAAAACCATCAAAACTATCACCAGATTCTTCAATATTATATAAGATAACAAAAAATAATACTGCTAAATTAAATATTCTTCAAGATGTCCTTCAAGCAAATAAGAATAATCCAAATATACAACAAGAAATTTTAGGATAAAAAAAATATATCTATTTATTATTATGATAAAGATAAAACGAAATGGTGTTTTGATTTCGATTGATAACAACGAGGCAGTAAAGCACCACAATTGCCAATTAGGCAAAAAACACCCAATATTTTATGGAGAAAGAATTAAATATTGTCATAAATGTTATTTAAAATTACTAGATGATTTAAGACCAATATCAAAACAATCTCCTCCTTCTTCTCCTGTATCTTCTCCAAGATAATATTAACTATTATCATCCTTATTTTCTTGAATTAAATAATCAATATAATCCTTTGCTTTTAATAAATCTTGAATACCATTCTTTTCTCTCCATCTTGATACATATTTAATTATATTACCTTCATTAAAATCAAGATTATTTGCTGTTATATATTCCCTTGGTTCAATCTTTTTATCATAATGTGCAGGAGTATCCATTTTATTATAATGTATATAATATTATTTATATTTATTTTTGAATTATAATCATCACAAGATATCCAGTTGTTATTAGTATATAATACTAAAAAAAATATATATTACTAATTATTAGTATTTAATCACTTGGTTCGATAAATTTATTTGATAATTTGACCATATATTCAGGTTTAGCAAATGTCATATTACGTGGTTGGATGATTTCGAAATAGCCATTAGCAAACTGTTTCTTGCTAAGATTTTTATGTTTAATCCAAAATACTTTATTACCATCCTCCCAAATCCCAGTTTCTTGATTTTCTACTCTAAATGGCTTAATATTATCAATATGTGACTCATCATCATCCCAGTGTTCATAATCATATCTACACTCCAATTTTTTGACTCTGAATTGTGTTTTAGTATCAGATAATATTTTAAATATACTTTTCGTATATTTGGCTTTGATAATAGTACCGATTTTAAATTTACTTTCTACTTTATCAATTTCTTTATTTTTATCTTTTTCTTCTTTTTTCTTTTCTTCTTGGTAATATTCGATTAATGAAGTGAGTGAAGGTGCGTCATCATCTCCGAGCCAATCGTCATAATTTTTTTGATGAATTGGCTTTGAGCACCAGTCTTTTTTATTGATAATATTTGCCAAAATGTCTGCCCAGTCATACCATTTTGCTCTTGGACACATAAGAAGTTTTTCGTCATTAGAATTTTTTTTATACATCATCCAATCCTCCAAATAATTGATTTTAATTGGTCGAATAATATCAATAATATATTCTTTATCAATCTCATATTTATATCCCATAATCATATCTTGTATTTCTTTCGGGAGACCGTCCCAATCGAAGAAAGAAATGTTTTTCTTTTTCTTTGCTTCGACAATTTTAGATTGGATGTATTTTTCCTTTGTTTTAATTTTAACATCCTCAGGGAGCATTTTAATATATTCGATTAGATTTTGGTTGGACATTATTCAATTCAATTCAATTGTATTCAATTCAATTCAATTAATTAATTAGTTGTTAATTAATTCAGTTTAATTCAATTTCAAATTTAATTTTCAGATTAGTATATATTATATATATTAGTAATATATACTGTTGTATTAGTAATTAATATAAATCAATTTCAAATTTAATTTTCAAATATATATTATATATATATAATATAATATATATTTATTTTTGAATTATAATCATCACAAGATATCC